AAACCTTCAAACCGGGATACATCCGGTTGATTTGCTCAGCACCTTGACGACGAGCGTTGAGTGCTACGTTTTTCATTAGATCGACTTGTTCGTCGTTCGCGGAAACTTCCGACTCAACAAGCCGTTCCTTTTTCTCCTGGTTCGCGTTGTTGATGCCCAACATCCCCATGCACTCATTCCAAAGCTTGATACGCTCCGAACGGAGATCGGTGAGTGCGTGCTGCGGCACCCCAAGATCAAACACGCTGATCTGATCCATCATGTCGATGCCGTCCTGCCGGACACCGAAAAGGACAGGTTGCCCTTCGGCGTGCTGCCTCAACAGATTGACATAGGAAAGCCGTTCTTCCTCTTTTACCTGGACAAGTTTGGAATACCTCATGGATTCCGTGACGATTTCAATTGACCTGTCAAGACCGGCAAGCTTTTTCGCGTACAACCGGATGAATGCCATTTCCGACGTGCGCGTGTAGTTCGCCCAAATCGGCACACATGTTTTGCCGGAAAGCGTGATGGAACGCATGTTGGGGCGGGCTATGGTGAAGGATACCGGGTTTCCGTACATGTTGATTTTCCCGACACCGGCAGCGGCAAGCGCAAGATACCGGGAGAATTGCTTGTCGAAAAAGAACACGGCAAGCCCGCCACCCAACAGGGACATTTCAAGATGTCGCCTGTCCACGGTGTCCGGGAGCCCTACCCATTCGAACCTGTTGGAACAGAGTTCGATAAGTTTGGTTTCGTACATGGATTGTGTCAACCATTGTACGTTGTTGCTAGGGTTCCGTCTGCCACCGTTCAAGTGGTCCCGGTAATACGTGTCATACACGTAGTCAAACTTTTGTTTACTCACAATACAATCCCTTCCAGGGCATTGTTATCGGCGATGTCGATATTTCCGATGTCGTTAGCATTCTGCCACACGGTGACACCCTTTTCAAAGATGCCGCGCAAAGCTTGCTTGAAACTTTCCGGACACGTTGACGACGTGATGTATGTTTCACGCAATTTCCAGTACGTGAATTTCGTCATGCAATGGAAAGATTCCGGCATACGCGCAAAACGGTTCACGGCGTAACCGTAACGAAGCCAATATTCACCAACCGATGCCATGGCAGCACCGTTTATCATCTTGACCTTGATGTCATAACCCCACTGGAAATTAGCCAACAGAAAAGCGTCACCACCCATTTGCCCGCTCGTTGTGGGCTGAATGAGTTTTGCGTCTTGCACGCGCGCTTGAATTCCCGCGATTTGGTTTTCGTAATCGCCCTTAGCCGCGAACTCAGCAAAATCACGGTTCGTGTCACGCATGAAACCGGAGTTTGCGTTCTGTGCCTGATTCACCGCCGACGAAAGGTTCGTCGAAATCCCCATTGACTGGGTGTTCTGATTTGTCTGAATTGCCCAACTAGCCGCGTTGTTCGCCACCGACGTGATAGCACCGACAGGGTTACGGCTGGTAATCCCGTTCACGATGCCGTTAGCACCACCGACAATCGCGTTATACCCCGCCGTCTGATTTTGAAGATTCGTCATAGATCGCGCGGCAGCGTTTTCCAGCTTGTTCACATCACGCGATGTGTCAATACTGTTCGTGGATTGCTTATAAGCGTTCATGGCACCGTTGAGCGCCTTTTGCTGGGACCATTCAGCGGACTGGTACTGGTACGGAATGGAGTTGGAGTTGGACGCCAGGAACGCCATGTAACCGTTATTCAGAACGGAAAACGTCGGGAAGTTGAAAATTCCGGTGGCCATGTCCAGGAACTCGCCGCCGTCGTGAATTGGTCCGTTCGCATCCGTCTGCGGTGCCACACCGCCCGCGTTGTAACGGTACGGGTAGAACATGATGCGCGGGTTAGGCGGGGCAAAGTACGGGAGGGTAACAACGCTGGCGTCAGCGTCGTTCCAGCATTCCGGCTTAAGAACAAGGGGTGTTCCCGTGTAGGAGGTAAGCTCGACAACACAATACGGGTACGTCAAAAACTTTTTGAGATTCGCGTAACGCCCCAGGTCAATACTGTCACGCCAATTGATTGTTGGAGTGAGCGCGGTGAGGTCGCGCCGTGGTGAACCGGCAAGAACCTTTTGCGCTGTCGCGGTTTCTCCGATGAAAACCGTTTCCGTCGGATAGTCGAATGGGTTGCTTGACGGTATGGCTGTGACGGACATGATGCCCTGGGTGATGTGTGTAAGACTGGAAAATTCCGTGAGGAAATTCGCCCATTGCACATCGTTGAAGATGTAAATGTTTGCACCGTTCGGAAGGTTGTTCATCTGTGAGCCCGTGGCGGTGTTTAGTTTCGGCTTGTCCACGGTTCCAGGGTCCGCTTCCAGGTCCGCATTCGAAATGACAAGGATGTCGGGTGTCACGTTGATGACTTCACCATCAACGAAAACATCGCGGGCACTCGCGATTTCACGGCGCCACGATTTCTCGATGGTGTATTCCCCGCCTACGTCCAAACCTTCCGGGATTGCCAGGAACTCACGCCCGTAGTCGTTGAAATTGTTTTCGTTCGCAATTCCGATGTGCCCGCGTTCGATGTAACAGTTACCAAACGCCACTTCATGAATGAAGGTCTGGAAAATATCCAGTTGCAAAGTGAACTGGGTGACAGACGGGTTCACAAACTGGACATCGGTAATGAAGTAGTAGAACGCTCGTGCCGTATCCCCCATGCCGGTTGGTTGGGCAGGATTGAAAGCCCGGAGGTAGTTGAACTTATAGGCGCTGTTGAACGGGATTTGCAAACGGATCGGCACACCGACACGAAGGTACGTGACGTTGTTGACAGTGATTTTCGGTGTCGGCTGGTTTTCCAGGTAATCATCCAGTGCCGCGTTGCTGTCAAACAATACGACATCGCGGTAATCATTATTCCACGGGACGTTATGCAACGAGACAACACTATTCGCCGTCCATACGGAGTAGTCGAATGCGAGCCCGAAATCCCGTTCGCCGGGAAGTTCACGAATAGGACTTGTCACAGTTTTCCAGCCTTTTGTGCCGCCTTCAACAGCGCCAGGATTTCCATCACAGTTTCGTGAATGGACACAACACGATTCCACATCGTGTAACCCTTACCGCCTGGACGGTTTCCGGAGAATGCCCAAACCTTTTGTTCGACTGTCAGCGCTTTTGCCACTGTTCCACCTTCCAGGATTTTGTTTGCCCGTGCGGACAAATCGTTAAGTTTTGCTGCCCATCGACCAGGGCACGCGGTTTGCGTGAATTGTGAGTGAGGGTAGATCGGTAAGTCACCGTATGCTTTCCGCAAATCGGCAACAAGTTCTGCCACCGTCTCAAAATCAGCACCCGTCATTTCCGGATGACATTCGATGCCAATCCCGTTCACGTTACCGTTCCAGTCTCCCGCGTGCCAAGCAATGTAATCAGGGTCAACGATGCACGCCACCTTACCCGCTGCCACAACATAGTTCGCTGACGTTTGCGTTCCCGGAGCACAGAAAAAATTGACAACGTTTTCGAACGTCTGCCCGTCCACACCCCAGTGATGAAGGACGATGTACTTAGGCTCCCTCACAGTGGCAGTGTAGGAAGTTGCCGTGAACTTCGTAATGTAGTCGTACATGTCTACGATTCTCCCATACTCGTTAAATGAAAAGCGAGCCCTTCACCATCCCGGCAGATGGTGAAGGGCTCGCCGTCAGGGCCGCCACATTGCCCGCGAGCGTTTCCGGCTACGGAGTCGGATCGCTCACAGTAACAGTGTACACGGGGTCACCCGGCGAGGAAGGCGAGTACACCACAACCGTCGTCGAGTTGATCGAAATCACCAGGTCACCACGGTCCGGACCGGTCACCACAACATCATCGGCAGTGAGGCCGGTGGTGCCGCCCTCACGGGAGAACGTGTAAGCGAACGTTTCCGGATCGAAAGCCGGGGTGAGCGCATCGCCTTCAATAGTGATGTCCGACACTTCAACTTCCACCGGCCATTCCTCACCGGACACCCCATCCACGGGAAGGGTGGACGTTGCCGTCTCACCATCCTTCATGTTGTCGTCTTCATCAATCCAGGTGGTGGTGGCGGTGACAGTGAGGGTTGCCGCTTCCTCATCGAAACCGACATGAAGCACACCGGCCTGAGTGATGTACGTGCGGTTGGACGTGTTACCGGACACCGCCCACCGGACACCATTGTTCACACCATCGGCGGGCGTGGTGACAGCGTCGGAGTTGTACGCGTACACTTCGCCGCGCGCGAGCTCGGTCGGGGTCGCACCGAGAATGTCGGTCACGGTGATAGCTTCGATGCCGGTAACAGGGGTGCGCAACTTGATTTCTTCGTCACCTTCCAGGGACGTGAACAGGATCGCCGGGGCGAAACGGGATGCCGAAATGACTTCCCAGTGATGAAGGAAGTAGTTGTTGGCCAGGGTCGCCGCATTGTACTGGGACGTGGTTTCAAGGAGGTTGTCCGCCACCACGAAAAACGTTTCGGTGGTGAGGATCGCCTGGAGCCCGGGGATCCCGAAATTTTCCTCGGGGACGACGATGATGCGTGCGGGCATGGCCGCGTACTCGACGTTGAACGCTGCCGCGAGTGCTTCAACGTCGATAGCCGCCTTCACTTCGGGAGTGCAAAAGAGGATCAGTTCCTCTTTCTT